ACTTGTCTAATATTAGACAAGTTTTTTTTTTTACATACTTACTTCTTCTCCGGTAGGTTGATTGATGGTATCACGGAAGATGATGTGTTTATCACAATAGGATCGCTTGGAATAGAGGCAACAGCGTTGTTGAATGAAGTAATCAGGGGATCTAATCCAGGAATATGTACTATAGGTATTCGTCCTGGGACACTCACTATGGGTAAAGATGAAGTAGACCCTTGAACATTGTTCTGAGGAAGAAATCCAAAACTAGTGCAGAAATTCTCATCTTCATCTGTCAATGGATGTCCATCAACACGACCAACAACACAGAATGATGATTCTGGATCATCTCGTTTTCTTAGAACTATCCTTCTACCTTTCACCTGATAAAGATTATCTCCTAGAGCGATCAAATCTATTCTCCTCATGTTATCATAGACAGGAAGGAAAGAAAAACCACCAGAATTATCATCATCCCACTTTTCCATTAACTGAATGAACTCTTTCTTTTCCTCCGAAGAATCTGTCATCTTTGGCCAATCCTTTCCTACAAGTATCCTTGATACATTCGACATCATCTTGGCTTGTAATTTAAGGAAGCACTCAAGATCATCTTTTAATACTTCCCGTATCTCCCCTAAATCTTCCTCCGTCATCGAATCACCGGAGACATTGCAGTGGTTGGAAAGGAAATCGAATAAACTTCTGTCAGACATATTTTATTGATTGGTATTTAGACACATTGGTTATTGCCTGTTAATTTATTGATCAATTCTGTTAATATATTTTTGTTAACCTGATAGTCGAACACATTGTCTCGGTAGACAAATAAATATATCCATCTATCTCCATTCTAATCATGCTGTTTTATCAACGTGATATTAGTAATAATATTATGTTCTTGTAGTAGAGATACCTCTAGATTTTCATCATTAATATATACACAGTTCGATATAATATTGTATTAGAAAATTCGATCAAGGTTATCTACTATATAATATTATACAGTAATAAATAGTAAATAACGAATAAATAATAATTACTCGTTATTCCTCATAGACAAACGTACTTTTTATCACGATGTTACTAGAGCAGGATATCCTACTTTCCTCTTGAATATAGCATTTTAATAATAAAAAACAATCCGTATTATTTTAGATTGTTTTTTTATTATTTATTTAACATGAATGAACGCATTCTTACAATAATCGATATGTTCTTGTGTCAAAGGTAATATCTCAGAATCATTCTCATATTTAACGTAACCGAGAGCTGTTACTACAAGATCGGAAGTATACTCTATTATGATATTCATTCTTATTTCTCGAAAGGTACCATCATACCTATCCACAACTCGAACATTACATTTGGGTTGAACATCTTTTTCTTTCTTATTCTCTTTCTTTTCTAAGATAGCTGGAAGAGGTTCATTTACCGTGGGAAACATCATATCATTCTCATATTTCTCCATTATCTTTCCAAATTCCTCTTTTTTATTCTCTTTCTTTTCTAAGATAATCGGGAGAGGAACTGTTGGGAACATCATATCATTCTCATACTTCTCCATTATCTTTCCAAACTCTTCTTTCATTTCCATTGGATCTGATTCTCTGATCCAATCTTTTCCAACAAGAGTATTACTGACAAGATCCATCATCTCTCTTTGAATCACACAGTAGAGAGATATCCTTTCTTCCAATACTTTACTTATGCTTTCTTTCTCATCTTTATTAAGAGAATCGGGATCCACTTTGCAAACATCGGCAAGGAAATCATCAACGTTATTTCGAAGGGAATCCATTATTATAGTTTAAATCTTTAGGATGTCATCACTACTATGTATTATAATCAAATATCAACAAATGACTAATCGATGAATTAGTCATTTAGTTTTAAAAATGCAATGTAACACTTGGTAGTGATGACATCTTTGGATTGTCCGGTATTGGTGGCTTATATTGTTTACAATCGACGAACATCGGTTTATCGATTGACGCAACAAAGATACCAACACTATTACAGAAATCAATGTGATGTTGAGACAATGGAAATACTTCTATTTCCTTCTTATCTGTTGTTTGATTGGTTATTTTCTGATATCCAATAGCAGTAAGACCGCCATCTTTCAATATAATATCTCTTCCTAACACGCGAAATAAGTCGGAACCTAATCTAACAACTTCTATCTCTGCCATTATGTAGTTTACTCCACCCAAAGATAACATCTAGATATTATTCATATCATTTTTTATATATTAATGACAATGTCGATTCCCAGCCTATTACAAAACTCGATATGTTCAGGTAAAAGAAATTTTCTAATTACTAACTCTGATGACTCAGTAATGTGACCGATAGCTGTTATATTCCCTAATGAATCAGGTCTAAACACAATATTAGTATTAACATCACGAAAGAGATTATACTTTATTGGTGATAACATTAATGTTTGTCTTTGCTTTCTCTTTTTCTGTAAAGAATCATAATCAGGAATAAATGGTATATTACCAATACTACCATTATAATTATCGATCCAAGAAGATATTTTATTATTAAAATCTTCTTTCTTCTTTGCTGAATCACTTGAGAGGACCCACTTCTCTTTAATGAGAGATTGACTGACAGTGTTCATCACTATTGCTTCAAGATTAAGTATTTCCTTAATCTTCGTTGTTAGCTTTCCATTTAGTTCCTGTAGTTTAGGGAGAGATATCTTACTAATATCAAGGAAACATCTATCAGAAAGAAAGTCTTTTAGTATCATCATGTCAATAGCATTCTCGCTCTCCATATTTTTTATAATGAAGAATAAAACATTCTATCTTATCATGGAATGTTTTTTAATTGAAATACCAGAAGGATGCTGTTCTCATCACATATATTGATTTAATGTGGATATTAAATACTTGTCTACAAGATTCTATTATCAGGAGATCTTATTTCCTGATAATAGAACATGAAATGAGATCCTTCTTATTTTATTTGACTTCTTTCGTAAGGAGATCTTATTTCCTGATAATAGAACCTTGTAGACAAGATCCTTCTTATTTTATTTGACTTCTTTCGTAAGGAGATCTTATTTCCTGGTAATAGAACGTGAAATGAAATCCTTCTTATTTTATTTAATCTCTTCTTGGATATTTCCATTCATTAAAAACGACCATCCTCATTCAATGGCCATTTTGGATCTTTTGTTTCAAGTGAGTATCGTGCATGCTTTGACATTATTTAGAGCAATATAATTATATCATCATAAATATGTGGGACATTTTTGTCTTATATATTATTCTATCCCATTTAAAATATGGAAAAAATCCAATTATCCGATCTTCTGGCGATATATCCAGAACAAAACGAAAGAGGAATTCAAGCGAGGATAACAGCAAAGAAGGAGTTTTATGATCTTAGATCTTCTATCTCTGAACCTCCACCAGAAGTAAGGGGAGATAAGTTTAAACATCAGATACTCTTCGAAAGATTTATGAGACAGTATGATGAAGCTTTTATTATTGATGAACCAGGGACGGGTAAAACATGTGCTTTTGTGGCAGCTGCTGAATGGTTTAAGAAAGAAAGGTTGAGAGGAGGTCATATCGATCGTATTGTAGTGGTAGTGAAAGGTCCAACACTTAAAGCTGAATTTAAACAACAACTTGTTTGCCGTTGTACTGCGGCAGGTGAATATGATACTGCCATTGTAAGAAAAGCTGATAAGATTTCTCAACAGAAATCGAATGTTACTCGTGAAGTAAAGAAATGGTATAAGGTTATTACTTATGAATCATTAGCAAGAGAGATTATGAATGATTCTAATGATAAATTGGCAGAAGATTATGCAGATGTTCTTTTCTTCCTCGATGAAATTCATTCTCTAAGAATCGATCCAAATATCCAAGATGATGAAACAAGAGCTGCAAAGAGAGCTGCAAAGAGAGCTAAGGATAGAGTGAAGAAAGGTCTTCCACCTAAGATAGTCAACGAAAGAGAACAGGTGAAAAGTCTGGGAAAACAGGATATTTATCTTCAGATCTATCGATTACTGCATCTTGCTAAACGATCAAAGAAGGTGCTATCTAGTGCTACTCCTATGATCAATGATGTTCAAGAATTGGGACCTATTATGAATCTTATTCTCCCATATGACTTACAGATACCATCTAACTTTAACTTTGAGAAAGCAACATTACAAGACATGGAGCCTTATTTTCGTGGTAAGATATTTTATGTTAGAAGTACTTTTAATAGTGCTGTTCCTATTGAAAAAGGTACCCCAGATAATAGTGAATATGAGATTAATGGAGAGCGTTACAGATCACAGTTAGTCCTCAAACAATCGATCATGTCTGAATATCAAACCGCCGGATTCAATGCAACAAATAACAATGATATGGGGATAGATAAAGACGATCCATCATTACCACGAGATCCAGTTACTGATGAAGTTATCCTCGTCGATGAGACTAATGGATTAGTCCTTAATAATGATAAGGAGAATCAGAAGAAAAGAGCTTTTCAAATTAATGCCAAACAAGCATCTAATTTCGTTTTTCCACCTGATCCTCAAACTGGAGAGATTTTCTGGGGTAAGAAAGGGTTTGACAAGTATGTTATCAAATCAAGAGAAAAAGACTCTTACAGTGCAAATCCTGTATTACAAGCTTATCTTTCTGATATCAATCAGATAAGACAACTTTCGTGTAAATATCATGATATCATACAATTAGCTAAAGGTTTAATAATGCCTGATGGTTCATTACCAACAAATGGAATAAGAGAAATAGTAGGAACGGTATTTATTTATGGATCATACGTAACAGGTAGTGGAGTTATTATATTAGGATTAGCTCTTGAGGCTCAAGGATTTGAGAAATTCGATCAATCTACTTCTGTCTTTGAAACGAGGGAGAGTGGTTATATTAGATCGTATTGTTCCGCTGGAAAGGATGAAGTAACTTATCGAAAGGTTTCTTCATCTTTTCCACCTGCTCCTCGATATGCTCTTCTTACTAATGAAACAAGTGATGCCAAATTATCAGCCATGATGGAGATATTTAATAGTTATGAGAACAGACACGGAGATTATATTAAATGTCTGGTTAGTTCTCCCATTGGTAGAGATGGTATTAATGTTAATTCTGTCGCACAAATTCATCTTATTGGATCAGAATGGACAGAGAGTGCTAACTTACAAGCATTAAGTAGGGCCATCCGAGCAACTTCTCATAATTATTTGTTAGAGGAAGAGAGAATAAGATTAATACAGAATGGCGAAGCACCAGAAAATGCTTATATTCCAATAGAAGTTTATAAACATGCAGCAATTTCTGCTGATAGTGATTCGATAGACTATCGAATATATCATATGGCAGAATATAAGGACAGAGCGATCAGAAGAACATTACGTATGATGAAACAATGCGCTGTTACCTGTGCCATACATTATCCTCGCAATGTAAGATCTGATGATGTCGACGGAAGTGCTGTTTGCGATTATGATAAATGTAAATACGAATGCGTTGATATTCCAAATCCTGCTGGTCTTGTTCCAGGAGTGAAAGGACAACCAGATAATTGGTCATTACAAGATATGGGTCTATCGCCAGATTTTTCTACTTACGATGTTCTTTACTCATCGGCAGAGGTGTATGATTGTATAGAGAAAATCAGAGTTGTCTTTCGAGATAGAGCTTCCATTGGAATTAATGAGTTAAAGAGAATAGGTGGTCTTGCTGTCCATAGAGGTAAGTTTATTGATATTGCATTAGAGAAGATAATAACAGAGAAAATACCTATTCCTAATCGCTTTGGATATAATTGTTATTTGTACGAGAATAATTCCATCGTATACCTCCAGAAAGATTATCCCGTCTATGGGATGTCAAGTTCACCTTCACTATCAGTATATAGTTCCTCTCTCATTAGTTTCGATATAGAA